ATAGATAAGCACGAACAGGGACGTCGAGTCGGGAATACCCGAACTTCGCGTCGAGTTTGGGTACACCAGAGAATGCCACCAGGAGGACAGACGCGATGAGCGGCTCCAAGCAGACAACCAACGAGGTCATCAGCCTCCTTTCCCAGTACGTCGATTCCGAAAAAGCTCCCAGGATTCGCGAGGCTGTTGAGCAGATGGCCGAGGCAATTCGCGAGGAAGCTATCGCTGAGAGCGGTGGTTCCGATGAGGAGACAAGCCTGCAGATTCAGCGTCTCACCGAGCAGCGTGACCAGCAGCTTGCGAGGGCAAGGGGAGCAGAGCAGGAACTTGCCGATCTCCGTGCATCTCTCGACGAAACTGTTGAGCGTGCCAAAACTGCCGTGCGCGAAGAACTCCACGAAGAGATTCAGAAAGCCGCCATCACTGTCGAAAAGACAGATGAAGAACTCGACAAGGTTGCAGCCAGGATTAACGAGGAAGCTGAGCAGCGAGTTGAAAACTTCAAGACGTCCCTGGTGCAGAAGATTTCCCGCTTCCTCGAAGGCAAGCTCAACGGCGCCTACGAACGTCTGCGTGAATCCATGGCTGGTGATCCGTCCAAGATGGCCGAGTCCAGCGCCCTGCATGAGATTGCTGAAATCGTTGGTCGTGTCCGCGCCGAAGCAGACGGCACCACGATTACTGACAAGAAAGTTTCCGAGGCCAATGAAGAACTCGTCGGTTTGCGTGCCCAGGTAAGGGCACTCGAAGCACGCAACTCCAGGCTCAACGCCCAGATTGGCGTTCTGCGCGAGAAGGGTGCGTACGAGGAACCATCGGAATACAGCCCCAATGCTGGCCTCGCTGACGAAGAAGGCGGCGACGAGGGCGAGAAGGACAAGTACGAGCCGGAAGGCACGATCAAGCGCGAAAGCGTCGGACGAGCGAGCGAGTTGCTGGCAGAAGCATTCTCCGGAACCCGAAGGGGTGAGCCTCAGGAGGATGAGGGCTGGATCTCCAATGTCGCCGAGACAAGGGGTCAGCGCAGCAAGAGAGCGACCGAGGTCGAAGGACTCGGAATCCAGATCCAGGAAGATGACATCATCCGGGAAACGGACGAGACCCAGAACACGGGCAAGAGGCAGCGCCGAATGGACGAAGCTATCGTCCCCGGCACAAGCACAACGCGTTCAGAGTTCCGTGCACTCGCAGGAATCCCAGAAAACGCGAAGTGATCCCCGGGCCGTAGCGCAGGGGAAAAATACCACAGGAGCCAACTCACATGTTCGGTCTTCCGCAACTCAACAGCGACTACAAAAACAAAGCCAAGCTTTGTGTCGAGCGCTGGGAAGAAGACGGTGCTCTCGTCGGGCTGCCCAGCAGGTCTAAGCGCGACAGGGAAATCCGTGAAGCTACCAGCGTCATGCTCGAAAACCAGTACCTGCAGATCGAGCAGGCTGCAACCAGCACTGGCAGTGATGATATCGCCGTTTTCCGGCGCATCGCCCTGCCCATGGTTCGCCGCTACTTCCCGCAGCTTATCGCCCACCACCTGGTTGGCGTGCAGCCCATGACGGGTCCGCAGGCCCTCATCTACTACATGCGCTTCCGTGCTGGCATCACCAAGGGCAACCAGCCCGGCGTGGACAATGCTGCAGGCGACGTGAAGTGGACCAATACCGGTGCCGACGCCACCTCGGGATGGGATAACACGTCCCTCCAGCAGAAGGCTGATGGAAGCGTCGTCCTTCCGATATACTATTCCCACCAGCGAGTTTATCGAGAGACCACCCCTGCTCTTGCTGGCGGCGCAGGAACCCGCTCTTACCAGCTCGCCAAGACCCCCGTTCTCACGAACTCGGTTCAAGCTGGTCCCACCGATGTCGCTGACATCCCAACCCTGACGCTGAACGAGAACTACACCGCCTTCGGAAAGATCTACGACGGCGCTGTCCTTACCGGCTACTTCCGCATTATCGGAACCACGGTCACCGTTACGGCAGTTATTGGCCCAGCCATCACTCCCACCTCAGCCACGTTCACCACAGACGGTCTCATGGCTATCACGTGGAGTGCTGATCCTGGCGCAGATACCGAAATTCGTAACGTGGTCTATGAATATAACATGGAGTGTCAGAGTGATCTGCCTCGTGTTACGCTCGTTATCGAAGACCATACGATCAAGGCCAAGATCCGTAAGCTTCGCGCCGACTGGACCAACGAAGCGGCCCAGGATATCCGCGCCCAGCACAACGTTGAGGTCGAAACCGAGTTCACGCAGTTCATGTCCGAGCAGATCAACCTCGAAGTGGACCGCGAGATCGTCGAAGACCTCCGCGCCAACGCCGGCACGATCGGTGTCTGGGACTTCGCCACTGCACTTGGAGATACCGCCAAGGAAAAGCAGGAATCGCTGTACATCAAGATCGTCGAGGTCTCCAACCAGATCCACAAGAAGACCCTCCGGGCCGAGGCCAACTTCATCGTTACCTCCCCCGAAATCGCCGTCATCCTGTCCACCGCAACGGCCGGCTTCGCTGCCGCCCCCACCGATGGCTGGGAATCCAACGTCGGCATGCAGTTCCTGGGCACCATCAACAGCCGTTACCGGCTGTTCAAGGACCCGAACTTCCCGCGCGACCAGATCCTCCTGGGCTTCCGTGGCGACTCGTCCTACGACGTTGGCTACTACTACTGCCCGTACGTTGCGCTCGTGCAGAGCGGAACACTGGTGGATCCGCAGACTGGATGCCCGACCAAGATCATGATGACGCGATATGCGAAAGTCATGTTGAGGGAAGGGCCTCGCTACTTCGGCCGCATCTCCGTCCTCAACTTCTTCCTGTGATAAGTTGAACTGAGAATACCAACCATGTAAAACAAGACCCCCGGACGAAAGTCCGGGGGTTTTTTTATGATGTCTTACACATATAAAAAGAACAAAACATCGAGATGGACCAGAGTCATATGGTTCAAGGACCATCTCGTTCATCTTTGATTTTCAGTTCGGAGAGTCGCATGCGCATAGGGAGAGTCAAAGGAAAGAACAGGCACATCTACGTATTCAAGTGTGATGACTGTGGTCAAGAGTTTGACGCAAGGCATGAAACCCAGGAGCAAAGATACAAACGATTTAAGCGTGATCTTTGCCCAGGATGCCTAAAACGAATTCATGAGGAAGCTGGCGTGAAAAGCCGTCGGCACTTTCCATCTGAATGGCGTCCAGTAAGAAATCATCCAATCGTGGATCTGATGTGTGAAGTGTGCGGCATCAAGTGGAAGACAAGCGCCCAAAGCGCCGAGGTGTCCTTCTATCAGTTTGGCAAGATGTTCATGTGCTCTGGGTGCAAGTACGACATGAAAATGTGGGACGATACACGCGCCGATGTTCAATGTTTCCTATGTGGCGCAACATACCAAATCTCATGGAAAACACTGAAAGCAGATCCCGATCCATCCCACAGAAAATGCTACACATGCTCGGTAAGCGGAAGAACAGTATCGGAAGACACCAAGGCCAAGCTCTCTGAAAGAAACACCGGTTACAAACACAACCCAGAAAGTATTGAGAAAATTCGCGCCAGGTCGCGGCAACCTGACATCGCAGAGCACCTGCGTCACTACGGCAAGATGAGGTCCGAAGGCTCGATGCCAGGTCCAACCGCTGGCATGAAGCAGTCACAAGAGTGGATTGAGCGTCGCGCTGAATCTCTTCGCGGTCAGACACGTTCCGAAGAATTCAAGGAGCGTATGCGCGAGCATCGTCTCGCCTACATTGAACTCTGTGGTGGGCACGTCCTTCCTGAAACAAGAGCCAAGATGTCCCGCATCCAGATTGAGCTTCGCAAGAATGGTTTCAACCCGGCCAAAGGACATATTCAAGAAATCTACGAACCAAAGAAATCCCAACCATCCTTCATGAAGCCTCGCAGTACACCGTACACGCTTTCATCCTCCTGGGAGTCTTTTTATGTTAGATGGCTCGATTCAAACCAAGATGTAGTAGCTTGGACATACGAAGCCATTTCCATCGAGCTGGAAAACGGTAAAACCTACCTGACTGATTTCATCTACGAAGATCGCGATGGAACGATCTTGATCGTAGAGATTAAGCCCAGGCGAAAACTGGAGCGAAACGTCCACGGCGCCCAGGACAAGCTGGACGCATTGATCGATTATTGTGCCTTGATGACCAAAGAAACTGGCAGATTATGGATCGGTGTTCTTGTCGACGAAAACAGCCTTGAAGCCATCGGTTTCACGCTGTGATATAAGGAGATAACAGTCATGTCCGATAAATTTTTCAAGGTAGATACATTTAAGAACAAGCCTGGTCGTTTTGCGATCTACGATGTGAATGGTGTGCTTCTGGATGATGCACAGGGATATGGTTACAAGTCCTATCAAAACGCAGAGAAGGCTGGGTGGTACAAGTTCAGCGGTGGTAAAGCGAAGATGGACAGTCGCAAGCAAAAGGCGGCGCGTTTCAAGAAGGAGAACCCAAAAGCTGCCAAGTATATCGAAAATTTCTTTGAGATGAACTTCAAGGAAATTAGTCGCGGCGAGATGAGCGATGATGATCTTGTGGTGGAGCTGAAAGAACAATTTGGCCTGGATTTTGACAAGAATTTGCTCAACTTTATGTAAAATTAGAAACTGAAGAAGAGACTAAGAACTGTCAAGATCCTACGCAACATGACCACAAGAATGATGAATACTATGGACACCAAAGAAAAGTCATTCTCGGGAATAATTTACAAAATCACATGTGTGATAAATGGAAAAGTGTATATTGGTCAAACCACTCTTCCATTCAAACATCGCCTTAGTGATCACAAGAGATGTCGTTCTAACTTCTACCTGTCTCGAGCCATTTTGAAACACGGATGGCACAACTTCACGCATGAAGTACTTGAATGCGGTATTACATCAAAAGAAACGCTAGATGAGCGAGAGAAGTTTTGGATTGCGCAATTCAATTCCACCAACCGAAAGCGCGGTTTCAATCTTCGCGAAGGCGGGGGCCGTGGAAACCATTCACCAGAAACCCGCAAACGGATGACCGAATTGCGTCAGGATCCAGAATACAAAGCAGCCTGCGCAGCACGAACCAGCCAATCATGGACTCCAGAGCGTCGAGTTCTGCAGTCCGAAAGCGGTAAGAGACAATTCGAAAATCCCGAGCAGATGAAACTCGTTCGTGAGCGCGCCCTGGATCGCTGGAAACGTAGGCCCCAGGATCGTCTCGCTCTTGCCGAACGAAATCGAAAGCAAAAGACCAATGGAAATGAAAAAAGATGGGCTGATCCCAGCGAACATGATAAGTTAAGAGAGGCTAACCTGAAGCGGTGGGCGAATCCTGAAAACAGACGAAAACAATCGGAAACAATGAAAGCCATATGGGCAAGGAGAAAGGAAAACAAAAACTAGCTCTTCACATGCCTCGACGATACCTGGAACAAAACGTACTGGATGCCGCCAGAGATAGAATTGCCAAGGTCTTTGACGATTTCAGTCGGATTTACGTTTCTTTCTCCGGTGGAAAAGATTCAACCGTAATGCTGCACCTTGCCATGGATGAAGCCATCAAGCGCGGTCGTCGTGTTGGTGTGCTGTTTATTGACCTTGAAGGGCAGTATAGCCTGACCATCGAGCACGTGCAGCGGTGCTTCGACCTTTATCGCGATCACGTGGATCCATACTGGGTTTGTTTGCCCATCCACCTCAGGAACGCGGTATCCCAGTTTGAAACGCATTGGGTGTGTTGGGACAAGTCCAGGGAAAATGACTGGATTCGTCCTCTTCCACCCATGGCCATTGCTGACGAATCTGAATTCCCATTTTTTCATTTTGCCATGGAGTTCGAGGAATTCGTGCCGCTGTTTGGCGAGTGGTATGGGGGCGGTGAGGCAACTGCGTGCCTGGTGGGCATCAGAACACAGGAGAGCTTGAACAGGTGGAGGACCTTGGCCACGCATCAAAAAAGGACTTGGAAGGACCTGAAGTGGAGTACGCAGTGCGGCGAGAGGCTTTTCAACTTTTACCCGATTTATGATTGGAGAACAGAGGACATTTGGACTTACACGGGGAGGACGGGCAGGCCGATGAATCGGTTGTATGATCTCATGAGCAGGGCGGGGGTGGGGATTCACCAGCAGCGCATTTGCCAGCCCTTCGGAGACGACCAGAGAAAGGGCCTGTGGCTCTTCCACCTGATCGAGCCCCAAACATGGTCACGCATTGTTGCCAGGGTCAATGGTGCCAATCAAGGTGCGCTGTATGCGCAGGAGACGGGTAACATCCTTGGCAGGATTAAGATCACCAAGCCAGATGGGTACACGTGGCAGAGTTTTGCTAGGTTGCTTCTGGTCTCAATGCCAGCCAAAACACGAGAACACTTCGAGAACAAAATCGCTGTATTTCTGCACTGGTGGAGCAGTCGCGGATTCCAGGATGGAATTCCGGACGAAGTGGATTCCAATCTGGAAGCTTCTCGCACCGCCCCCTCATGGCGTCGCATCTGCAAGGCGCTGCTGCGCAACGATTACTGGTGCAAGGGCCTGTCGTTCACGCAAACAAAATCAAATTCCTTTGAACGCTACAAGCGTACCATGCGAAACAGGAGGCTTCGATGGACGGGCTTCGGTTACTTTTAAAGGCTCTGCAGGCCCTGCCAGAATCGGAACTGGTTGAAGCAATCAACCAATGTAAGCTGGCGATCCACGAAATAAGCCCCTTTCGCGAGGAGCCTGTGGATTGTGTTCTCTGGGTATCCGCCGACTCGGTGACGGCCAACGACTACAATCCAAATACAGTGGCGCCACCAGAGATGAAATTGTTGGAGACATCCATCATTCAAGATGGATACACGCAGCCAATTGTAGCCTTCAAAACAGATGTCGGGTACGAGGTTATTGATGGATTTCACCGAAACCGCGTCGGCAAGGAATCCGATGCAGTGAGAAGTCGTTTGATGGGGTATCTTCCCGTTACCATCATTAACGAATGCAGGACAAATAAACCAGATCGCATGGCCTCCACGATTCGCCACAACAGGGCGCGTGGCAAACATCAGGTAACAGCCATGAGCGAGATCATTGTTGATCTGGCACGTCGCAACTGGAGTGACGAGAAAATCGCCAAGGAACTTGGAATGGAGCCAGATGAGGTCCTTCGCCTGAAACAAATCAGTGGACTCGCCGAAATGTTCGCCGATCGTGAATTTTCGCAGGCCTGGGAAATAGAAGACGAAGTGGATGCAGAAAACATGAATGGTTCCAAGTGAAGCCCATCGTGTGCATTGGTGAAAAAAAGAATGTGAATAAATAACAATCGTTTACGATGTCAAATTAGTCAAATCATTCCAGTTGACGGCGTTTTAGCTCTATGTTGTGGTCAAACCGCATCATGACGTGAGTCAAATCACCTGCAAAGCTGGAGCGAGATGACTGATATCGACACCACATATGATGATGATGATGATGATGATGATGATGATGAAAACGATGGTCCGCTCAACGAGCTTGAACCATTGGACTTCAAATTGATCGCAAGCGATATTGAGAAGAAGATCGACGACAGTAATGTTCGTGTTTTCGTGAGGAATCAAGACTCCGATACAGACACAGATTATATTCAGTGGAGTATCTTCGCCAGCACATCTGAACCAAATATCTCTTTGCGAGCCAACGTAACTGACCTCCTGTTGGAGGACTTTAACAAACGCGTGCGCAATTTAGAGATCATGGCTTTTATTGATGATGCAGTGGGTATTGCTCCCTGTTGGTTCGACGATAACGCATTGCGCGATACACGCTGGCCTCTTGATGCATTTGCCGACCTTGCTTGCGATGACTTTATCGACCAGGATAAAGATGACAAGAGCCAGACCGATCACTTGTTTATTGTATCCAAGTTTTATGAGATACATGCCAAATTACGCCAGATGATCACGAGCAGGCGCTTTGAATTCATTCAAGAAGCTCTTGATCTGATCGATAAAATGTACAATGTGTATGGTCCGTTTTCCAATCGTTTCGGAGATCCAGATCCATGGAGTATGTGCCTGTGCATGGCACAGGGTCTTGCTCATTCTGGGCTGAATGCCGAAATCCTGGAAGGAAAACTGGACGAATACCCAACGTATTTCGTTCGGTGCATGGATTACATCATAGATGTTGTTGAAAACTGCATCATCGAATGTGAAGAAAATCTAAGATCTGAAATTAAACTTGGCAAGGTAGTAGCGTCATACGAAGCACAAGTGCAAAAAAATAAAGGATGCGCTCATGTCGGAAATAACGAACACCATCCAGGCACGCTTGACGCAAGAGTTCCCGACCATCAAGCCGGTGATG